TCGGTACTTGTATCTGTACACGCTAGGTATTTAACTGGGTGGTTAAATGTAAGTGCCTGTGTAAGTTCCTGCGAAGGAATACTTTTTTGAACCTGTGTAATGAGTAGATTATGATTTCTCGAAACTAAATTTCCGCGTTCTTCGTTGTCGAGATAATAGTAGTTTGAATAACACTCGACGTTATAATTACCTGCTTGTGAACCCCAGTGAATACGCAATTCTACTTCATGGTAACGCAAAGCAACCATTGGTATAGCACATTGTGGACCTTCACAAAAAAAGAAACGTAAAGGATAAAAGTACGAACGTGCACTTATACCTGGATGTGTACCATTTGAACTCTTAGAAACATTCGTTGCGAATGTATCTATGGCTATTTTTTCCGTAAAAGCGGCGTCTTGTGAATCGATAACCTGTCCACCGATAAGCAATTCGACCCTGTCGATTACATTTTCCCAGAGTTGGATATCAAGCGATTTTGTATTATCGTCTATAGTAAAGTATGTGTATCCTAATAAGTCACCTGATCTTGGGAATTTGATCGATGACATAGCGTTATTTTTCACAGCTCCCTGTATCGTTTGCTTTTCTATGGATTGTGAAAAATTAGAATGCCTTTTGAAAGTTGAGCTAAAGAATGAAATTTCTGGTTTTCCCATAATGTGCTCATCTTGAGCACCTATGGCAATAAGTTGAACAACACCAGAAGACATTTATAATAAGAAAAGGTTAAAATTATACGTGTATATCGCCCTGAAAATATTAGAAGGCTAAATTTCTTTTTTTGCAAACGAATCTAAATATTAAACAGGTTTCGGTTGTAGTCGCCGCTGCACCTGTTTCCTTCAATAACTCAACAGTTATTCTATCGAGTTTCTTTATTGGGTTAAAATATTGTTGAATAACTGGGTATTCGTTTTTAAAAAGGAGTCGAGATGTTCCATCTGTTACGAGAGAACCAAAAACGCCGTTTATTAAATTATCATCAGCTGTATTAAGATCTGTTTTTCCTCTTTGAGAAAAGAAAGTTCTTAATTCATCGATTTTAAGATGTATTAATTTATGAGCTCCACCTGTGCCGTTAATATGAGCAGCTGTTAATTGAACCTGAACTATATTTTCAAGGGGTTTTGGGAAGAATGAAGTAAATTTTTGTTTTTGAGAATCGTCAACAGAATCAACGATAATGGTATGATACTCGTGTTCAAAATCGGGTAAACTTGACTGACTAGTCACTAACGCCATTTATATATACTGGAGATTTTACTTCATCTTGTATGCCGCTTGTTGCTGAACAAGTTGTTGTCCGCCACAAACTCCACCTCGACTATCGGAATAGTACGAGTTTCCGAGGCACGATGGCTTCGATTCAAGGTCGAAAAGGGAACCTTCATTTTGGGTTTCGATTTCGACGGTCTGGTAATTACTTGTTCGCATGGCGGCGAGGGCGCATAACATTAAGAAGACAATTGCAATTGCCTTGAGAGTATTTTTGTTGGTGGCGTTAAGTTTCATTTGTTATCAACACACATTTTTTTTAAAGTGCGTTAAAGAATTTATAATACTTTCAATATAAAGATTAAATGGACGGTGAGATCATACTTAATAGAAATAATACAAACGTCATGAAACTTGACGACAACGAACAAGCTCTCATGAACGAGATTGAAATCGAAATCCCAAGACCTCAGCCTGTAAAAAAACAAATGCCGAAACCCATGAAGACGCAATTTACACCACCACAAACACAAACTTTTCAGGAAGATATTGATTCGTTTGCTAATCCAAACAAACAAAATCCACCTTCCATTCCTCCACAAGAAGATCCAGTTGATTACGGTGAATACGAAGAAGAAGATCAGGGGTATGAATATGCAGGCGGTGGTGGTGGTATGCCTTATATGGAAGAGGAAAAACCGTCACCAGGCTACAAAACAATCGATGAAGAAAAAGCCGATCTTGTAAATAAACTTGGGAGACTTGAAAAGAAAGGGTTTACAGTAAATAAAAGATTAAATGTATATTCGCCAATTGACGAACTTAGAAACGAAGTAAAGAGAATTACGTATAGCATAGATGTTGATAAATCCATAAAATTTTCGAGGCGTATGCTTGTTGCATGTACAACCGGTCTTGAATTTTTAAACAAAAAGTATAACCCATTTGAAATTCAACTCGAAGGTTGGTCGGAAAATGTTATGGAAAATGTAGACGATTACGATGAAGTTTTTGAAGAATTGTACGTTAAATATAGAACTAAAATGCACGTTGCCCCAGAGGTAAAGCTTATTATGATGCTCGGTGGATCGGCTATGATGTTTCATTTAACCAATAGTATGTTTAAATCAGTCATGCCTAATATGAATGACGTGATTAAACAAAACCCCGGGTTGGTCCAGAACATGATGTCTGCGGTACAAAACACAGTTCCTAAATCTCAACAAGGTGCGAGTGAACCATCCGTAGATGAAAATGGGAGACGTGAAATGCAGGGTCCAGGGTTTGATATCTCGAGTCTTATGGGTAATATCATGATGCCTCCTCAACCACCAATGAACACAACAAGTATTAATAAACCAGAAGATACGGAAATTGATATCGAAGACGATATTTCGGATATTGCCGAACCACCAAATTTTGATACGGTTCGAGAAGGTGGTGATGAAGAAGTGAGAGAAGTCAAAGTTACTCAGACCAAATCAAAAAGAGGGGGTGGTAAAAAGAAAAAGACTGTTGAAATTAATTTGTAAACATACTATAAATGATAGGGTATTGTCCTTTAGATGAAGACCCTATTGAGATACCTTCTCGGCGGCGAGAAGTTGCACCCCCGACCCCAGTCGAACCACAGGCGGCGGCGAGACCTAGACGTTCTAGGTCTTTCCTCGGTGAAGACGATACGGAGTGCAATTTCGTCGTTATGTTTTTCATTGCGGGCGTAATTGCCTTAGCAATCATGGACACGCTCCCATCACGAAAGTAAGTAAACAAAACTTTCTACCATTCTGACATTTTCCAGAATGGTAAAAAAAATTAGTTGTTTTCGAGCGCTGTAACACGCGTTAATAGATTAGCGACTTGCGTTTCTAACGTCGAAACTTTCGCCTTTTCGGTCTGTAATTGTCTATCTACTTCCTGTAAAGCCGCAGTTGAAACTGCCCATATAGCATCTTTATTTAAATGATGAAAATCACTTATTTGTTCACCCTTTATAAAAGCGTTCGTGACATTACTAAAATCACCTGTATTTTCTATTGTTATAACATTACTTTCCGAAAACGAAAGTACATTACACTTTAAATCTTTATCCTCATCTGTAATAATGTTTATAACAGATGTATTTGATAAACTTAATTCTTCTACAGATGATTCTAAAGTCAATTCAATTGTATTATTATCGATGACACTTACATTTGAGTTTCTTAATATATTTGGTATATCTCCTTCATTTATTGTAACCGCGTACGGTAAAACGTTTGCGACTTCTTGGGCGATAAAACCGTATACATTACTTGTCCCTCTACCTTTTTCGTCGATATAATTGTATATTTTGGGTTCGAGAAGACGAATTTTATCGAGTGCAGAACTATCATTTATATCGGTTATATTCTTTTTTATTCGACGATCTGAATGTGCATTAAATTCAGAAGCGGCAACTCTTTGATTTGCATATATGGAATAAGTGTAAACTCCATTTAAATTTGCACCGTGTTGATAGCGCGTGTATTGCGTAATACTTAGATAACTGCCATACACCCCATTAACTTCTAATTTGGCTCGCGTGAATGTACTTCCACCTATATTTACTTGACCCGAGCTTCTATAAATATTTGAACCCGACGTTGTCCAGGGACTCGAACCACTTGGTGTTGTCCAAGACATTGCACCACCACCACTCGATGTGAGTACCTGTCCACTCGTACCCGTGGCACCATTTGCACTTAACCCACCCGCAAAGTTTATATCACCCGTAATATTATTAAGTTTTATAGTTTCAGTAAATGAGCTATTCTTAGCAGTTATTTGCCATTTCGAGTGTCTTGGTGCATACGTTGGTTGTGACACTTTATTTAGAATAAATAAATGTCGCGTGTAAGGTATGTCTGTATATTCGTTTATAGTTTTTGATATCACGGTGTTGAATTGATCGTCTATACCCCAATTAAAAGATTTATTAGCCGTGCTTATTTTCGTATAAGATATACCATCGTTACTACCAAACGCCCATAATATTCGTGGTAAGGCTGTTTTTTCATATAAAAAAGGATATATTTCCAGTGTTTCTAAATATATCGGGGTATCTGTAGTAATTTCAACCCAATGACCTTTATAAAACGGTACCTTTTCAACTGAACCAGTGTATTGACCATTTGTATATTCCGAATCCTCACCAAATGTAAATAAACCATATAAACTATTATCAAATAGTTTATATGCAGCTTCAGGGTTAAATGATGCTGTACACGTAAATCCGTTAAGACTTGTATTAGATGTTAAAGCAGTTGAAGGAAATGTTTGTGTAGATTGAAACGTTTCATTCATTAGTACTATATTACTTGCAGTTGATCCACGTGATGAAGTTTTTTCTGATATATTTTTTACAACAAAATCTAAGTCTACTCCAGTTATATTTTTACCATAACCTTCGAATGAAGTTGCTTTTACTATACCGTTAACATCTAATGTGACATCATCCAGTGTATTTTTATTTATACCGCATTTCAAAGACCCAGTGCTATTTTTTTCGAAAACGATACGTATATCCTCGATGGATCTATCATCATTAGAAGATGTAAGATCAAAACATATTTGTTCACTTTTCAAACGAATTCTATCTTCAAATGGATACGCATCTTTACCTTTAAATAATAATAGTTCAGAACCTGGAGGGTAGGTAGACGGTGTAACTACTCTATTTTCTATAACTGTGTATTTATACGCATTATCTAAATTTGTACCACCGAAAAATAAACTTTTTGACGAAGTTGAATTATCATTTGTACCAACTGATATACCAGTCGCCTCAACATAACCCCCTATCGTTACATTACCTTTAATTACCATAGATTGCTGAATGCTGTATACCCAAATATTTGACGCACCTGTATAAATGTTTGATTCAGTACTTGATGTAGATGCACCACCTATATAAGTTATATCACTTACATTAAATGTTTGTGGTCTAGATGGATAAAATGTGCCAAAGCTCGCGGGGGTGAAACCGTAGTCTGCAAACAGAGTTGATGCTTCATTAGAAGATTTTCCTATAGATATTACTTCACCTTCACCATCAATAGAAACAGATTCACCAAAACGTAAATTTCCGAATGTATTTGATACTAAATTTGATGTAATATCAACTGTTTCACCTGGAAAAGATACCCATTGATCACCGTTCCAATCATATATACTAACTATACCTTTACCTATACCATATTTAAACGGTGATCCAGAAATTAAACGTCTACCTGAACCATCACAACTTATAGAAAAACCAAGTAACGAATTATCAATTTCTGAATTTATATCTTTAGATTTTTCACCCATTTGTTCCCATACCGTATCATACTCGTCCCGTCCAATTGTATATACTTTACCGTGATTTCCCGGTGCACCTGCAAACATACGTGTACCCTGTCTATTAATACTTACCGAAGTACCTAACGCATCTTCAAAATTGCCACTAGTACTATCACCTGTGGAGAACAATGTTGAACCTGTAATAGATGTTATAGAAACGTTACTGGTCCATGTCGTACCACTAGATAAAACAGAAACATTATCGTAAACATGTGCGTTTCCCGTATATGGAAATTCATCTGGATATATTCTATAATTTCCCGTTCGTGTAGTTCTACCCTGTATTTCATTATCCCAAAGACTTCTTATCGCTGGCTCACCTATAATTATCTTATCACCTATATCTGTTATGTCTAAAGAGTAACCAAAATAAAAACTTTTCCATGAATCTGGTACGACACTATTTGATAAAGTTCCCGATGGTGAATTTAAAGTTTGAACTAGAATATAATTCGTACCATTCCATTTGTATATATAAACTTTACCTTCTGAAACTGGCTCATAAAATGTATATGGATATGCCATCACCGACAAAGCGCTACTAGGAGGGGTTACTGTATTATAGAAAGGTGCCCCGCAAACTAATATATTACCATCATATTTTGATAATGCGACAGAATGTCCAAAACCTCCTGTTTGGGATAATGTAGAGCCTCTTTGTGTCCATCCATTACCTGTACTATCTTTTTTAAAAACATAAACTGAACCCGATATATTATCCGAAGACCCGAACCACGTTCTCGGTGCACCTACAGCTACAATATCAGCATTATCTGTTCCAGCGACGGATCTACCAAAATCTTCACTAGGTTTTGTATTATAAAATTCAATTTGGGATACTGCTACAAAAGAAAGACCGGTATCTGCTCGTTTTTGTTTAAAAACAAATGCTAAGTATCTCCATGTAGATTTTGTAAATGAATATCCGTATGAACCATAAGTTAATCCGATGTCAACGGCAGGCGTTGGAGCAATATAACTCCAATTAGATACGGCAGTGTGTATATTTGTCCAATTTGTATCATCATTACTTCCCAATAAAACAAAATCTTCTGCTAAAGTATAACTATTACTAAAATAAAGATGGAAACGGTCTATTTCAATTCCATTCCCACTTGAATCCGCTGCTTCTAATTTAATGTAATCACCGCTATTACCACTTAGAGTTGTACTACCAGAATATGAACCAGATACGATATCGTAATAAGGAGCAGTTACGAACACATTAGTGGTATCTAAATTTTTACTAAAAGGTTTTAATTCATCACCGGGCACTAACAAACTGTAGGATGTCCCTACAGACACGTTATAAGTAATATTATCTTGAGTTTGTCCACTTGTTGTTATTCGACCCGGAGGATATTCTTCCGGTCCTGATAATGATGAATTTCCAGTTAATGTATATTCGTGATACCAGTCTTTTGTTGTTTCATTATGAATATAGACGTTACACACATTTTTTAATGGTTCGCCTATAAATGTTCGTTGAATAACATCTTTTTCACCACGTGATAACATAGAAGAAGTAGTTACCCAATAATTTGAAACATTACTTGAATACCTTAAATCACTAATATATGGTTGGGAAAATACATTTGTACTACTATAATTATTAGATTGTGAAAGCCGCCACGACATTCTTATATTACATGTATATATTTATACTCTTTTCCAGTCCGCAGCTAATACATTAATAGTTGAAATAGATATAGTACTTGACGCTTCGGCTGTTATACTTCCTGCTGTAACATTTGTCAAATTCGCACCATCACCTCTGAATGAAGTTGCATTTACTGTACCGTTAACATCTAATGGGTACGCTGGGTTTGTAGTTCCAATACCAACATTACCACCACTCCTATAAATGTCCGATCCCGACGTTGCCCAAGGACTTGAACCACTTACAGTTGACCAAGACATTGCACCCCCACCACTCGATGTAAGTACTTGTCCACTCGTCCCGGTGGAACCATTTGCACGTAAACCACCTGATATATTCATACCACCTAATAATGACATTCCTTCATTGGGTGGTCCTTCGTTGTATAAATCGGCAGCACTGTTATAATCTGGTATAGATGCCCTTTCAAAAATACCCGTACCATCTTGTGCGATATAAATTTTAACATTACCAATAAGGTGACCATACATACCATCACCACCTAAAGTATGATTACCTGTCATGCTTCCATAACCAGATCCAACTGCTTGATTAACTATCCCAAAATAAAAAAATCTTGGGAAACTTCCTTCCATATCTCTAACTGTCTCGTTTGCGGTTAAAGATTGTGATACACCGTTTATCCACAATTGTGTAGTTGCTGAACCCTGTGTGACGCCATTTCCAGTTGTATTATCTACTTTAACACATACATGGTACCATACATTTTGATTAAACGTATAATTTACAGTATAGTCAGATTGTACGGCTATATCAACAGCGGGTGAGTTATCTGGTGAATATTGGATTTTGAATCCCGAACTTGTAATTTTATGACCGTATCCAAACGCAGTATCTCTATAAGCAGTGAATACCAATTGTCCACTCGACCCAAATGTACTTTGTGCATAATCTTTTAACATAAACCAGTACGAGACTGTATACACAGCATCTAAAGAGTTCGTAACAGTCCCTGTAATGGTATCTCGTGCTTCATGAATAAATCCCTGTGCATACGATGTACTTGTTCCAAAATATAATCCTTTATTTACATCATCGTACGTAACCGTATTGTATAATCTCATACGGTCTGCGAATGGACCGTTTGTTAAGTGACCATCATTCTCATTAATTATAGGGTTACGCTTCTTAATATCACATATTACGTAAGGTATATTTGTAGTATTTGTATCTTGAATACAATCTTTCGTCATGGTATTATAACAAGACGATAAACCATCCGTAATTACATTTGAAGATATTGGATCGTTTATGTAAAGTTTACCGTTTTGTATACTCTGTGTACCATCTATAACCAGTCTATGGTTTATGAGAGGTGGTGCTTGTGCATTTGCGTTTGCATTTTGTTTATTATAATAAACAGATTCTGGGGTCGACCACCCTTCACCTAAATTAAAATTTTCCTTTATGATATGATCTGCATATTCGGGTACACCTATACCTATATTTCCTATACCCGTTAAAGTTAATCGAGAATAAACCGCAGAAGCTTCTTTAAGAAGTCTAGAATACGCTTCAGCTTCCCTTCCAGTTTCATCTACGTATTGAACGGTGTCATAATTTTCAAATGTTAGACCTTCTAAAATAACACTTGGTGATTTAACACGTATTCTATCAGGACCCTTTGAATTAAGTCCTCGAACGTGTCCGGATTTAAACAACAGGAGTTCGGATAAATTATCATCACCAGTATATTGTGATGTGTTTATGATTTGTGTCTTAAAAATACTATGTTCATCTCGATTATTTTCAAAATTTATATAACCGGGAATTGTTGAATCATTATCTATGTATGTTTTATCACCACCTACACTCAAAAAACGCGCTTTTAAATCACCACCTACCGTCGTTGTTCCTAAAATTTTTATTGTAGGTGCGAATCTTGTAAACGAAAAAATTGTTGAACCAAAATACGAGCTATTATTAATACCTGTTGTTCGAGTCTCGTTAGCCCCTAATTGATAATCACTTTTCGAAAGTTTTGTAGAAAATAAAACAAATTCACCACTTTTTGATACAGATGTAGGTAATCCACCCACCGAGTATTGATTAAATGATTCGCTATAATTTGTAAAGTAAAGACCGTTCCAATCTAATATACAATAACTCGTGGTTTCGTGATTTGTCGTATCCCATTGGGATGTTGATGATTCCCAAAAATACCCCTTTTCTATATGCGTGTTCCCTGTAACTATACGCGTTCCGTCGTGTTGCATAAATAAATAACTACCAAATGAATCTTTTTCACCTGTAATTGCTCTACCTGTTAACCAGTTATAAGATGTATTATTTATCCACTCGGCTGCAAAAAAACATCTTCTATTAGGTGCAGAAACTGCTATAAAAGTACCGTCTTTATTTATAGCTACACTATACCCAAAAGCTGGATTAAGAACTGTTTTAGTACCACCAGATTCAAGAGAAGTATTAGTAACACTTTTTATAGTTGTATTTGTATCTTGAGTATATTCTACGTAAGCAGGACAATTACTAACAGAGAATGGAAGTGTTCTTTGTGTCCATGTACTTGCGTTTGAAGGATCTTTTGCGTATACGCGTGCTATACCATTACCATACCCACTAGTGGTACCCGACGGGTAATAATTACCCGGTCCACCGGCTATAACAACTTGACCATCTGCCGAAAGTTTACACGAAAACCCGAAGTTGTCTGAAACTGTTATAGTTTTTAAAAGTGTTGCCGAAGACCCATTTGGCCAAGACCATAACTCGATTTTGTGATCACCGGGTCTACCAATAACAAATAACGAATCATCATCGCACGCCACGTCTACATCTGAACCGTAATGTATGGTACCAGAATCAGAAGTTCCTAAATAACTATTACTATTCCATCCGGATGAACGTTGAGTCCACGACGTTCTAGCTTTATTTTGTGCATCAAATACATAAGCCCTAGTATCACCCGGTGCACCAACTATAATAGTATCCCCTGTTGAATCCATAGCAATTTTATAGCCAAATAAACTACCTGAGTTTCCGGGATTTGAAATAGAAGTTGCGTATTTAGTTGAGAATATATTACTTGTATAAACTACAACATTATCCTCTGAACCTATAGCAAAAACTGTACCCTTATTATTTTGACACGAAGATCTACCAAATTTATTTTTACCAATAGCGTTTGCAACTGTTAAATTATCATAATGTTCTGGATTAAGTTGTTTAACTAATTCCTGTGTAGACATTTTACTAATATAAGAAACGAATTAAAAAATGAAAATTATTCCGGGTCCCCGTTTGCAGATACTTTAAGACTTGACTGTTGACCAAAATTTATAATCGTTTGACTCGTTTCGCTTGTAATATTAATACCAGTTATATTACCTCCGTTTCCTCTAAAACCACCTTCTGATGTAGTGCGTATATCACCGTTAACATCCAACTTATACTGAGGTGTACTAGTATTTATACCAACATTACCAGTATTGTAATGTATAAGCGTACTACCACTTGGCTGTGTCCAGTAACCTGACCCTCCAACACCACCGCTATCTGTACCCCACACTGGAACACCATTTGTATCCGCTTTAATAACTTGTCCAACTGTACCTAAAGCTGTACTTACTAATTTTCCGGAAGTTGAATCGTAATATATAACACCTTTATTTGTAAAAGTAGAATCTACAAATCCACCTGTACCCGCGGTAAATTGAGTCGCTTTAAGTTCAGCTGTACTTGGGTTAATCGTTAAACCTGTAGTTGTTTTAACATTATTACCAATTAGAAAAGCAATGTTTTGATCTGTACTTGTTGTTGTATCTGATGCGTTTGCTATTGAAGATGGTATAATAGCTGTCGATCCGTCAAACGGAACACCTCCGATGTTTACTGCAGCTGCTAATTTAGTCGCAGTCGCAGCATTACCACTTGTATTTACGGTACCAGCTATGTCTACCCCAGGTAATTGAATAGCTGCAGATCCATCAAAAGCAACACCTCCAATGTTTACTGCAGCTGCTAATTGAGTCGCAGTCGCAGCGTTTCCAGTTGTATCTTGGTTACCCACTGCATCTACCCCGGGTAAGGTTATATCATCCGATCCATCAAACGAAACACCTCCAATATCTCTTGCAGTTGTTAATACCGCCGCCGACCCC